GCAACCGTGAGACACGTCGTCCAGAGTTTGTGTTTGATAACCGTGATGTGATCCCACTTGAGGACATGATCCACATCACTGAGCTGCGTTTGCCTGGTGACATGCGTGGCCGTTCACGCATCGACTTGGTGAAAGAGAATCTAGGTTTGGCGAAAGCGTTGGAAGAGTTCGCTGCACGTTTCTTCGGTCAAGGCTCAAGTGCTTCCGGCATCATCGAGTTCCCTGGCAACTTGACTCGTGAGCAGGCGAAAGATTTGGTGAATGGCTTTGAGGAAGGTCATCGAGGGTTGCGTCGTTCACATCGACCAGGCATTCTGTTCGGTGGCGCAAAGTTCACCAAGACCACAGTGGACAACGACTCGGCACAGTTCCTTGAGTCACGCCGTTTCGCCATCGAGGAGATTGCCCGTATCTTCCGTGTGCCACCAGCAATGCTTGGACACAACTCCGCTGGGGCGATGTCCTATGCGTCGGTAGAAATGAACGGCATCAACTTCGTCACCCATACGCTCAGGCCGTACATCTCCAAGATTGAGGACGGCTACCAGAAGTTGCTGAATGGTCGAGCATTCCTAAAATTCAATGTTGACGGTCTGCTACGCGGTGACCAAGCGTCACGCTATGCCGCGTTCTCTACCGGCATCCAGTCAGGCTTCCTGTCAATCAACGACATCCATCGGATCGAAGACATGTCACCTGTTGAGGGTGGCGAGGCGTATCGTGTTCCGTTGGCCAACGTGGACATCGGCGCAGCGAACCTTGCAGAGTTGGACAAGAAATCTGTGATCGCACAACGCTTGATCCTGTCAGGCTTTGATCCTGCTGAAGTGATGAGTGCACTTGATCTGCCAACGATTGCGCACACTGGTGTCCCATCAACCCAGTTGCAGGCTTTGTCCACCATCAACCCAGCCGACCCCGCATCGGTCTACGAAGTGAAGTCGCAGAACATGGATATCAACATGCCTGAAGTGGTGCTGAACTACACGCCACCGGCTGTGAATGTTCCTGCACCGATCATCAATGTTCCTGAGACTGTGGTTCGTGTCAACATCCCAGAGTCACGGCCTACTGTGCGCACCGTTGAACGTGACGCTGAAGGACGCATTCTGACAATCACCGAAAGGGTTGAAGACTAATGGCACACGGAATCGGTGCATATCTTGGCAACGCTTGGCTGAATGCTTTGGGCAACAACACATCGTTCGCTGTTGCACAGGTGTATGTGAAACTTCATGTCGGTGATCCTGGTGCTAATGGGACTGCGAACCCTGCAACTGAGACAACACGCAAGGCTGTGTCGTTTGGGGTGGCTTCGGCTGGTGTGTTGACTTCTGATGACGATGTGACTTGGACGAACATTGCTGGGTCTCAGGATGCGAATCATTTCACGGCTTGGGATAGTTTGACGACAGGCAACTTCTTGTTCTCTGGAACGATTACTGCGAACCCGTATGACGCTGGTGATACCTATGCGATTGACGCTGGCAATCTCACCGCTTCGTTGACGCTCGCCTCGTAGGTTTGTGATGGCCGTTCAACGGTTCGTACTCGACTCAACCACACTTGACAACACAGGCTTCGGCCTTGATGGTGTTGCCGCGTTCATTCTTGACTCGTCAGCCCTTGATGGGACAAGAGTGTTGGATGGCGGTGAGTTTCTAACTGTCGCAACTGCGGCTTCTGATCTGGGTGGATTGGATGAGTTCCAGGCTTCTGCCACTAGCGCAACCGTAACCAAGTTCGCTGTCGCTTCGACTGTGTTGGGTGGTTTGGTTGCGGCTGCGCAGGCTAAGACAAGGAAGGCTGCTGTTGCGGCGGCGAGTTTGGGCGGGCTTGACGCATCGGCCACAACGAAGGTTGCCAAGGATGTGATTGCTCAGGCGAGTTTGGGTGGGCTTGACGCAACTGCCACAACGAAGGTCAAGAAAGATGTGGTCGCTGCGGCCAGTCTTGGTGGGTTGGATGCCACTGCTACAGCACAGGCTTCGCCTCCTGCACCTCCACCGGTTGATGACGGTGTGGGCTATCAGCCCTACACGCAGCCGAGACCGAAGCCGAGACCGAAGCCCAAAGAGATTCCGATTCAGATCAATGAACCAAAGAAGCCACGTCTGGTGTCTGCGGTTGGGTCGAGCATGTTGGGTGGTGCGGTCATCGCTGCGACAGGTTTGATCACATTCAGTATCTTGGATGACGATGCTGAAGTATTGTTGTTGATCTGATGCCTTATTTCATTACAGACAAAGCGGAGGGCTGCGCCGGTTGGGCAACCATCAAGGATGACGGTGAAGTCATTGGTTGCCATACGACGAAGCAGGATGCGATTGATCAGATGGTTGCTGTGTCGATTGCTGAAGATATGGAACCTGGTGGTGAACGTGCGTTGCCTGACAACTATCGGCCTGCGTTGTCACCTGATGTTCCTGAAGGTCGAGCATGTGGGAACTGTGCGTTCTACAACGAAGATGATGTTCAAGGTGAGGGCGACAATCTGAAGGCTTGGTGTGAGCGTTGGGATGCGTATGTTGATGGCGGTTTCTATTGCAACGCCTGGCAACCTCGTGAACAAGAAGACGAGGATGAGATGGAAGATGAGGTGCGTCAAGTTGCACTCAATCTTCCAACCTACATTCGCAACGCAGCTCGCAAAGGTTTGGACTACTACGGTCAAGGCTTGGCTGGTGACGGTTTGGTTGAGCGCACTGTGCGTGAGGCTCGTGACATGGCCAGAGGTGACATCACAGAAGACAAGGTGATCCGCACGAACGCTTGGGGTGCGCGACATCTAGTCGATCTTGATGCACCAAAGAACTCTGATGCTGACAACGATGAGTTCCCTGGTGCCGGTGCTGTGGCGTTCTATCTGTGGGGAATCAACCCGCTTGATCCTGAGCCTGCGATGAACTGGTTCATGTCAAAGGCTGAGCAGATCAAAGATGAACGGGCTGATGCTCCGGCACCGAAGAAGGATCAGATTGTTGGTTCGGAGAAGAATCCTCCAGGTTCAGCCAAGGCTCCTGCTGGAAGTGGCACGATTGAGTTGTCTGAGGCGATTGAGACAGGTTTGAAGAACAAGGCTGATGAACACAACGATTCTGTCGGGGATAACCCTGGCAAGCGGGCAACGGTTGGGATGTTGCGCACCGTGTTCCGTCGTGGTGCTGGAGCGTATTCGACTTCGCATCGTCCAGGTATGACTCGTGATCAGTGGGCGTATGCCCGTGTGAATGCGTTCTTGTATTTGTTGCGCAACGGTCGGCCAGAGAATGATGCTTACATCAGCGACAACGATCTGCTCCCCAAGGCTCACCCCAAATCTTCTAGAATGCTGAGTTCATTTCCTGTTAGTCTTTCAAGCATGGAAGAACAGGTTGAAACACGCCGCGTCACGTTCAACGAGTTTGAGTTGCGAGCAGACCCTATGGGTGACGGTATGTCGTTCACAGGGTATGCCGCAGTATTCAATTCTGATTCCGAGCCTTTACCGTTTATTGAGCGGATCGCCCCAGGTGCGTTCAATAAGTCCCTGAAGTCTCGGAACAATATCCGAATGTATATGAACCACGATTCAAGCATGCTTCTCGCTACAACACGCGCAAAGACTTTGCGTCTGTCAGAAGATTCCAAAGGTTTGCTCGTGGATGCTAGTTTGCCTGACACAACTGTTGGCCGTGACCTGTCCGTGTTGATGCAACGCAAAGACGTGGACTCGATGTCGTTCGGTTTCACTGTTCCTTCAGGTGGCGACAAGTGGTCTGATGATGGTCAGTATCGTGAACTGCGTCAGATCAAACTGTATGAAGTTTCGGTAGTCACAGGTTTCCCTGCCTACTCGGCCACATCTGCCTCTGTTCGTTCGTTTGATGCGCTTGCTACCCGTACCGGTATCGACGCTGATCGGCTTGCTGTAGCGATTACGAACCTTGAAGCAGGTCAAACATTGTCACCAGATCACGCAGCTCTGTTGCGTGAAACTGTTGCCAAACTTGAACCAACACCACAGGCTGCGCCAGCCCACATCGGCATCATGGCGAAGCACCTTGAATTGTTGAAGAAGACCGTCTAATCTTCTAGTACTGCATTGTTCAGCGGAGCCGCTGCGATGTTGCTGATTGCGGAGCCGCATCAGGTTGAGTTGAGTTCTCCCTGCGTATCCATATCCGTAATCAAACCGAAAAGAGAAATATCATGAAAGAATATCTAGACCGTCAAGTTGAAATCCGTCAACGCGCATGGGACGAAGCCAAGTCAATCTTGGACAAAGCCACTGCCGAGAAGCGTGACCTCACAGCAGAAGAATCACAGACCTACGACCGCATCAACAAGGAACTCGATGACCGCGCAGCGACCATCGCCAAAATCCGTGAAGATGAAGCTCGTGAACTGCGTTTCGATGCAGCAACCCGCGAAATCTCCGACCAGGTTCGCCCAGTCGCATCCGCACCAGCAGCCGATGACGCAGCAATCATGCGTTCATTG